TCTACGTCAATTCCTACCGCTGTTTCCCAGTTTGAACCCGTAGGAGTCAGTCTTAGACGGTGATATTCACCGTTAGAACGGATGGAAACACGGTTTTCAGCATCAGCAGGTACGTCAGAGCCGAATTCCACCTGCTCGTTAAGCAAATCCCGGCTAGAAATCGCCACAGAACCGCTTCCACCGTCCACAGTTGGCCTTACTAACGTCACCGTAGACCTGCCAACATCTATATCGCCTGTCGTAATGTTCGCTGTTTTAGGCTGACCAGAGAAAGCAATAATCTTAGCCCCAGAAACACCTGCAAAAAGTAGTTGACCACCAGCAAATACCCGTGAATCCAGCGGAATCTCTAGCGCATCAATACTAGAATTGTAATTATCTACCTGCTCTAACGTCGCTGACGGTGTTAGCACAAAGGAAATGGCGTTAGCTGTAGTGTCTACATACGACCAACGATCTAAGTTGATTGAGTAAATCAACAGATTTTTGCCACCGAAAGTATTATTAAATTTCCATAATACTAATTTTCTAATAGGGTCAATAGTCGTACTCATTCCTGTGGAAATTTCGCTAGGAATGACGTTTTCAAAAAACCATCTATTGATCCTCTCAGCACCAATAGGTTTTACTGATTGACCATCGCAAGAATAAAACCCGTCATCAGCTAAGAAATACGTTATGCCGCCATATTGAGCAATTGATCCGTCTGAAATACAGCCCAAAGACCTAGAGATGGCATCGAATTGAAAAAAGAAAGGGCTACCCGTGTAACTCATACGGTAAATCGCCCTCTCAAGGAATACCAGACCGTATTCCCCACCAGCAAGACCTGTTATATCTCCACCGTCAGGAATTATCTGAAAATCAGACTGAGAAGCAGCACCCGGAGTCCAGTCTGTCTCATCGTTAATGTCAGACCAGTAAACCTTATTGTTATCAGTTCCATCGTTAGCCGCAACAACGAAATCCCGAACCACCGTTACATATTTAGCCGTAGGAGCAGCAGCAGCTAGGTCAGCAAAATAAGTCGATACGCCAATCTCATAGGCTTGCAACTTATCCTGACCGTTAGCCAGAATCATCTTTGCCCCGTACTGCGTTACATCCCAACTCTCAACCGTTGAATAGCCTGTTGTCGTTGCTGCATCTAAACTAGCATCAGACGAGTCAAACTTGTAAACCTGAGTCGCTCCAGCAGCAAATAAAGCCACCTCACCGCCAAACTTACCGCCAAACGTAATAAGCAAATTCTGAGCAGCAGCATCAGAATAATCAGCCTCAGACCTAAAAGGCGCATAACCGTTAGCAACTGGATAACAGTTCTTAGCGTCAGTAATCGCCCCTGTTACTCCGGGCTGATCTGGTAGCCATTCACCAAAGATTAGTTTTGTCTCAGCCATGTGTCAGTTCCAGTAGGCTTTAATGTCCAAGTGTTAGAACTTGGGCTTATGTCATCCCATGAGTCCGTTGAGGCCTCAACTACAGTCCATGAATCATTGCTTGCAGGAATATCCGTCCAGACATTCGTTTCTGGCGTTATATCTACCCATTCCTCGCCAACAATGTATCCCTTACCCGTTATTGTCGCATTTGCAACGATAGATGCAATACCTTTTGCAGTTACCGTCGCTGTCGCACTTACATTAGCCTCTGCCTCAATGCTGGCAGATACGATGTATTGCAAAGTACCCGATGCAGTTACAGTCGCAGACGAACTAATCGACGCACTACCAGCTAATAACAGACCACCACTAGCCGATACCGTCGCAGCAGAGCTAATAGCCGCTGTACCAAAAATCGAGTAGTTACCAATAGCGGTAACTTGAGCAGTACCAGTAATCGCCGCATTACCGAATACCTGACGGAAACCAGACGCTGTTACTGTTGCCGTTCCGTTAATAGCCCCTGAGAAGTGGACTATTCGGTAAGCATCAGCCGTAACCGTAGCCGAGGCTGAAATAGCCCCAGAAGCAAATCTAGTGACCGTTGAAGATGAAGATACCGTAGCAGAGGCACTTACAGCCGCTACAGCACGATGATCTACGGATGAGCTACTAGATACTGTCGCAGTAGCACTAATCGCAGCAGACGCAAATACCGGATTGTCTCCGGTACTTGAGAATGTTGCTGAGGCTAACGGCGAGAAACCTAGCATTATTGCAATCCGCTAATCTGTGACGTTGTTAGACTCTCAATTTGGCTACTTGTTAATGCTTCAATTTGGGTTGATTCTAATACTGGGTCAGGATTAGCCTTCGGCAATGCGTACTTAACCCACTCCTCGCTAGACTGCGACCAAGACCACTTGTAGCCTTCCTCATCAGCAGGTTTAGGATCACGAATCACCCATCCCGGTGGATACCACCAAACTACTTCTTTGCCTTCTGGCGCAACAGGTTCATCAGGAACTTCAATCCAGCCATCTGTGCCATCTGTCTCTGGCTTTGGGATAGAACCGTTTTTAGAGTAAAGCATGGTCAGTCCTTATTGCAGAGGGAAGGAAGCGGTTGGAGCAGTAAAATTAGCTGTGTATCTTGCGTAGCCTTTGGTGATGCGTAGGTCATCAATGTATCCATTAAAATATGATTGTGCTGCATCCCAGTTGCCACCACCAACACGCAAACCACTTTTGCCCCAATTAAACACAGCCGCCGACGAAATTGTCGTAGATGCAACTGATACTCCATCTCTATACATAGTCAATGTTGTTCCATTTCTTACAATAGCCAAGTGATACCAAGTATTTAATGAGTTTGTAGACGAAGCAACAAGCGTCGGTGTTGCAATGTCATATACTGCCAATACAAATTTATCAAAATAAGATGCACTATCGTTATTACTATTTGTTAAAGCAATAGCACCAGCAGAATATGACCCGTTGTTATTACCAACAATTAGCGGATAATTCAAAGTTCTTGAGGATACATATACCCATGCTTCAACTGTAAAATTTCCTGTCCCCATATCAAGATTTGGGCTTGTTGGAGAAGATAAATTATCTCCATTCCCATCGAAGTACATACTCGACCCACCGAACTTACTCTGCGTCGTGCTTATCTGCGCGTTGCCTACAGTCTCAAGGTCGTTCTTTGCTGTAGCGTCTGTGATGCCAGCGTTGGTGTAATTCAATAGTATTGATGTGTTGGTTATGTTTGTTGCAGGAGCGGTTGGAACAGTAAGCGTTGTTAACGTTGCATCATAAGGAGATGAGCCTTTGATGATTCGCGTTCCACTTAAATATGCAGGGATGTCATTGCCGCCACCAACCGCCGCTCCTATGGTTAGCGCATCGGTTGTGTTATTAAATATGGTGCTTGAATATGTTGCTGTTGCAGCTCTTGAACCATTTACAAATAAACTTAATGTCGTTCCACTTCTGCAAACGACGATGTGTGTCCAGCAGTTCTCCGGCCTTACGGATGATTGTGCCAAATCCGTTCTTGTTGCAGTTGAACCGCCAGTAGTGACATAAAAAGCGATCTGATTAGATGCGTTTAGCCAAAGCATCCACGAACCAGCACCAGTTCCTATGTTTGCCATGCAAACTAAACCCTCGGATGTTGCTGCCGGAAGAATATATGCCCAAGTTTCAACGCAAAATTCACCAGAACCAAAGTTGAATGCGGCATTATTTGCCACAGTCATAAAATCACCACTCCCATCAAAGTACCCACTACCACCTACTGTATCCGCGCTATACGCAGCAGTAGGCGCAAACGGGCTGAAGGCTTGGACGGATGGGGAGCCAGCAATCGTCAGCGTTAAAGGGCTTGCGCTGTTGTCTACAAAACGATTTGATTGGCTTGTCAAGAACGAAACCGTACCACTTGATACCGTTGTCGTTAACGGTGTTGTACTCGGCGTGAAGCTGCTGGTATATAGTGCGCCGCCTTTTGTTACTCGGAAGTTGCTGACGTGACCCGTCATGCAAAACCCTGTAGTAGCGTAAAAAAGACCAATATAGCAAACAGAATTACCTAAATTCTGAGAGTCAGATATTGAGCCGCCTGTGCTTGGAGATACGCCGTTAACGTATATTCTTAGCGTACCAGAAGAACGAACCAGCGCAATGTGATACCACAGCCCTGAAGTAACTGTTACGTTTGTGTTCGTAAAAGTAGTACCACCATAATACTGAATTAATCCGGCAGATGTAATTCCAACACCATATCCGTTTACTGTACTGTTAACAGCAGTATTTATGTGGAAAAATCCTTGTGCATAGGTTGGAGCAGTTGGGTTAAACCACCCTTCAATCGTGAAGTCTCCGGTTCCTAAAGCAAAAGCAGCATTAGTGGATGTGACACCGATTGAATCGTTTGCTGCATTAGGGAAAAAGTTCCCCCACCCCGTCTGACTAAACGGTGAGAACGTACCCTGCGTCGTGTTGCCGTTGCGGGTAATCGTGAAGTTGTTGGTAGACGAATCTAGGAACGTATTGTTCTGTGCGCCGTTAGTACCGTTCCCCGGTAGTAATAACGTTACTAAGTTGTAGTAAGCGTCTGTAACTACGCCAGCGACTCGCCCAATGAAAGATGTAAGAATCCCACTCACGAGACATTCCCCGATACGATACAGACGGTTCCACTAAGAAAGAGAATTGATGCAACACCTCTAGTCGCTAAAGACATCGTAGCTTTATCAGAGTCTGTTCCTGCAATGTAAGCTGTAGTAATTGAGCAGGTAATCGTTATGCTTCCACTCGTGTTGTTGGCAATAACAATCGCATCACCCTCAGAGAACGTAGCATCAGGGATCGTAATTGAACCGCTAGTGCCTACCTGAACATATTTGCCAACATCAGCCGTAGTCAACGAGTAAGAGCTAGTCTTAGTGCCTACCGCTGGAATATTGAGATAGCCAAGAGTTACAGAATCAGCACTAGGTAGTGTCTGGCTAAGGTTGCTGTTAGTGTTAGCACTTTGTAAAGTATGCGTACCTGTACCACTCGCATTACCTTGAACTTTTAAGTTACTCATGTTCTTTCCTTAACCAAAAACCAGCCAATAGTCATCCGTTGGGACTGTTACAGAGCTTCCTGTGCTTATAGTTATTGCCCCGTAACTCACAGCATCATTGCCGCTAGTGATCGAATACGCACCAGATACCGTCTTAGATGTCTCCCAAATAGGGAATGTCACCGCATTACCAGATGTTTCTTTGTAAATAGCCCGATCAGCAGGAT